GAAGATAGAAAGGCACAAGAGAAATGAAAGCAAATGAATATCAAGTAGCGGGATCGCATTACGCTGACAATTCTATTCAGCCTTGGGATTACATCATTGCAAACGGATTGGGCTATCTAGAGGGAAATATTATTAAGTACACCACTAGATGGCGCAGAAAGGGCGGGATAGAAGACCTTAAAAAGGTTATTCATTACGCAGAGAAGTTGATCGAAGTAGAGGAAATACGCAAACTTAAACAGGAGCATGACAAATGATAGGCGAGGCTTTAGTAAAACCAACTCCGTTGGACAACGATGTAGCTGTTGTAAAAATACTACAGTTAATGGGGCAGTTGAGTATCCGTGATATTGAGTATGTTTTAAGGGTTACGGCTCAGGTATACCAAAAGGTTGCATGAACTATTTGAGCGTCTGTAGCGGGATTGAAGCCGCTACGGTAGGTTGGCATCACCTAGGGTGGAAGGCGGTCGCATACAGCGAAATAGACCCCTTCCCAAGCCAAGTTTTGGCACATCATTACCCTGACATTCCCAATCTTGGGGATATGACTAAATATAAGGAATGGAATCTTGAATCAGTTGGACTTTTGGTCGGAGGAACTCCCTGCCAATCATTTAGCGTGGCGGGACTTCGTAAGGGACTTGACGACCCAAGAGGTAACCTTGCTCTTACCTATGTTGGAATTCTTGATAAGTTTAAACCACGATGGTTCATCTGGGAAAACGTCAGCGGTGTCCTCAGTTCAAACAGAGGAAGGGATTTTGGTTCCTTTCTTGGGGCGGTGGCAGAATGCGGGTATGGGTGGGCGTACAGGGTGCTTGACGCTCAGTACTTCAGAGGAACCCCACAACGGAGAAGACGTGTCTTTGTTGTCGGATATCTTGGAAACTGGAGACCTCCCGCCTCGGTACTCTTTGTCCCCGCTTGCTTGTCAGGGGATACTTCGAAGGGCAGAAAGAAGGAAGAAGATACTCCCGCCTTTACTCCAAGCAGTTTTGGAAGCTACGGTGAGGGAGTGGGGACTGTCCGTGCCAGCGGAGGAGATCTCGGAGGAGGATCCGAAACTCTTGTAATACCAATCAATGATAAAGCCACCCGATACAAAGGCGGTGGTGTCACAAGAAATGCAGATGGTTCGGGTAATGGTTTGGGTATTGGAAGGGTAGGAGATCCTAGCCCGACATTAACACGAGGAGACAAACACGCAGTATTTAACGGTTTAAACGTTAGAAGGTTGACACCGATTGAATGCGAGCGTTTACAGGGCTTTCCTGATAACTACACCAACATACCTTGGAGAGGTAAAATGGAATCTCCCGATGGCATTAGGTATAAAGCTATTGGCAACTCAATGGCAGTACCAGTTATGCGCTGGATAGGCGAGAGAATCCATCAATATGAACAAACATGAAAAACAACTATATTCATCTTTATCCGACTTGGGATGTATATTGTGCTGGCACAACGGCTACGAGGGGTCGCCCGCAGAAATACACCATATTCGCAGAGGTGGTAAGCGAAGCCTTGCGCCTGTTATCCCACTCTGTCCCGAACACCACCGTGGAAATTCGGGCATTCACGGACTTGGACGCAAAGGATTTGAACGGAAGCACGGCATATCTGAGGAGACCCTTCTCCAAATGTGCAACGACATCTTTGAAACCACAGGCAAAACAGAGTTCAAACAACCCTATAAAGATAATCCGTAAGCCGAAGCAAATTTTACGCCCTGTTCCGCAATCCGATTGTATTGCTGGGTAAGCTTGTTAATCATATCTCTGCGTTGCTCAGGGGACATTTGCTGATTATCTTGAATCATTGCAATCTGTTTACGTATGGCGGTCATATTTGTGCCAATTCTACGTAATTGAGGTGCTGCTTGATTCTTCATCATGTTTTCTTTGTCAGATAAAAACTCTTTAAGTTCTTCGGGTTTGCCTTGTGCTTTTAACTGCGATACTGCTTGCGCTACTTCATTAGCGTTTTGCTCTAGGCTATAGAAGTCTGCTACTGCCCGATCAGAATTAGGATCTGTTAGGAAAGACTTGAAGAAAGGTTGTTTAGCAAGGTTAACATCTGGAGGAGTTTTACCTTCAGCAAAGTACAAACTCTTATCTGCTATTGCCACACCCAATGTTCCCAGTTCAGCAAAATAACCTTGGAAGAGATTATCAATCTTAGCTGGCGATAGACCTGCCTTGCCCAAGCCCATTTGACTTAAAGCTTTAGATAGTTCGCTGGCATTACGTCCACGCATTTCGACTGGTAGATGTTGGTCGCCCGCACTCTCAATGGTGTTGCCAGTAAAGAACGAGTGATTGGTTACGTTTTCCAATACAGGTTTAAACAACTGTGGAACATACACACCGCTGCCCGGTAAGTTTTGCATCAATCCATCACCGTATGCTTGCAACATCTGATGACCAGTTTGGTTACCAGCTAGGGTATTTACCAATCCCTCTGGGATAGTTTTGAATAGGAATCCAACCTCAAACGGTGTAGGCACTTTGATAAAGCCTTCGCCAGTAGGATTCTTAATTAACCAGTTGTTGTCTCTAACATAAGAAGGTAGCTTCTTGTAGTCATCGTCTTGGCTCATCATCATTGCGTAGACAGAGCACATAAAGAACATCATCGCTGCACGATTAATAAATAATCGTTTAGCCTCTTCCCGCTCTTCAGCGCCCAAGCCTTTGCCTGTGAAGGCACGATAGAGTGTATCCAAGCTATTAATAGAAGCGGAAAGGAACGGAACCATATGGCGCAATTGATTTAACAGCTTACCGTTACCGTGAATATTAAAGTTAATAGACTCACGGGCTTTCATCACAGCGTAATCAGTCGCTTGTTCTTCGTTTAAACCACGTGCCAGAGCTTTTGCTTTCTGGTCGTCAAAAATTGCTACCCGGGTCGCAGCGTCAGAAGCTTCGTGAATAGCGTGTAAACGGTGCATCATTTCGCCAAACTTAGATCTGTCTGCAAGTTCCATGCCAGCTTCTTTGAGATAGCTATGCAGATCAAGAGTGGTATCCATTTGACCGATCACACCACGAGCGGTAAGTATTCTAGCGCTCTCAGAATCTTTTCTAAGGATGTCAACAAATCGACCCATAGAATGGAGTGGAGTAACGATACCGCTATTGGTAACCATTGTTGCGTGGATTGGGTCTTTGATAAGCTGACGGATCCAGAACATTGGATTTAACAAAGCACCAGCACGGAGGAATCGGTTAGCGCCTGAGAATAACTTCATGATTGGAGTTAACTCATAGTGAAAAGATTCAAAAGCGGCTAGGTCATTCTTATTCTTAACGATAACGTGCACCACTCCATCCTTGTCTGCATATGGATTGGTGTAGTCTTTATAGCGTAAGTTAATATCTTTGTTCTTTGGATTGGCAACAAGCTGACCAGTTTTTGGATTAACAATCGTGGCAATATGTGCGTTATCAAAAAAGTTCAATTGCTCTGTTGAAATCTTGCGTACGTTATTCTGATAAGCTGCCGCAATCATCGAAGCAGTTTGCTTCTCTACGTTTTCCCAAATATTGGTGATTTTAGTAGAGCCTTTTAACTTGTGCAATTTAGCAACAGATTTAGTACCGCTAGATACAAAGCTTAATGTATCCGCTTTCATATCTTCTAGATCTGCATCTGACATTGCTAGAGATACATAGAATTTCTTCTTTCTAAATGCATCAGCCATATCCTTGGTTAACATACCAAGCTTTTCCCACAAGTCAATCAGGGCAGTATTGTTGGTCTTCCAAATAGCAAATACATCTTTAATTACAGGATGATTCTGTAATTGTTGATTAGCCCATTTAATATGGTCTTGGGTGACTTCTAGCTCTCTATTGCGATGCTTCTTAGGATTAGGTTGTTTTGCATTGTAGGCGGCATCTTCTTGCATGATCTCTTCACCACGCTTAATACGAGCCACCTCACCAATTAGCCACATACCAGACTCTGGTGTTCCATCGTATTTAAACGATTTGTCATCTAATTGTTTTGCAAGAATACGGGAATTAGCCAAAGCATTGTGAGCATCTAATTTAGTACCAATTGTGCCGTCCCTATGAAGCATAGGCAGACCGCCTTGAAGGATATTGTGAATCACATTGGTAACCTGAGCATATGCATTGCGCAATAGGTCTGCACGTAACTGACCTTTTTGGTCATAGGTATCCATACTAGCTAGGCGGTTAGCCAAACCTGAGTTAGGATTTACCCACTCTGCACGTAGTTTCTCAAGATAGCTTTCATCATGGAAGTCATTCCACATACCTTTGATGGTATCTTGCATTTGCTTACCACCGCTAACTTGTGGAGTTACTGTGGTTAAAGCTTTAGGTGTGGCATTAATAGAGAATCTAATGTCCTTAGATCCTGTTGGCGCTTGATTACTAAACGATTTAATTTGACTAGAATTATAGACCGCAAGGTTTTTATTGCCACCCTCACTTACATAAAATCCATCAAACCCAGCACGTTTAAGTGCAGATTGAAATTTTGGGTTTTCAATTAGAGTCCAAGCTCCGTCTTGAATGCGCCTTTTTAGTCTGTTTGGGTCATAAGATACAGAAGGCAGTAGATTATCTAACTCGTTTTGATTAAGCGCTTTTAAAAGTGTATCTATGTTTTTTGAGTTTTGATAATCAAACGGATTGCTTGCTTTTACAAAAACAGGAAGAATGTTTTGCGCCCCAGATTTATCACGGTTTACATAATCTAATAAATCAGAGTAACCGCCATCCAAATAGAAATCTTTTGATAACTTCTCACCATTTTTAAGTTTTTTAATATCTTTAACTATTGAATCAGTATCTCTACCTTCTTCTTCTAGTAGCTTTCTTACTTCTTGTAGTTGTTTGATTTGCTCTTCTGGAGTTGCAGAGTTAAACGCATCTGCCTCCATGTAAGATTTGCTTAAATTAGAAAAGCTTTCAGCAAACTTTGGATTGTCTGTTAAGAATATAGCGCCAGCTTGTTTTGGTTTAAATTCTGTAATGTTTTGAGCAGTACCGTGGTAATAAACTTTAGGACTGCCATCTGCGTTAACAATCTTGCTGTTGCCAAACCATTGTTTAAACTCAGTAGTATTAGGTGCTTTTAACGAAAATTTACCGCCAGTAATTGGAATAACTTTAGGCGCAATCTTGCCTTGGTCTTTAATGACGGCAGTATCGCCATCACGGGTTTTATCGTAATCAATAAAGAATCCGTTAGTTTCTTTTGCCGCAGTATTGGATTTAAGGGTAGCCGCCTTGTTAGTCAAGCCGACAATCATTCCCTTGCCATCTTCCCGCTTTGGATCTAAAAAGCGAGCATCGTAGTTATCGCCATTCCAAACTTGATAAACCTTGCCTGATGCTTCATCTTTGACAAAACTTGGCATATCGGTCTTGCTTGTAAACGCCATTGCAACGTTATCACTGTTGTCCAAGCGCCTCATCATCTTGTCCCAGTTTTGATCTTTGTTAACGACCTTCTCGCCATTAACAATTTGAGATGCGCCAGTAGAGCTATAAGTTAGATGATGATTTGGCGCAACAGTAGCGCTATCCAACTTGGTATAGTCATAGAACATACTATTTGGATGTGCATCTATGATTGGCTTTAAAAACTTGGGCGGTATATCGGATGTAACGTTTAAACGAATAGCGGATTGATAGTCGTTTTTAGCTGCCCATTTTTCAAACTTGCCAATCTCATCATGCAACAAGATAGCAAATTCTTCGGGGTGCACCATCATTGCTTCTGTTTTTAAATACTGGGAAAGGCGAGGACCTGCACGGAAAGAAGTCTTTTCCAATGTCTTAGCTACTTCACCTGATGCCATACCGCCATACATCATATTGTTTCCTGATGTATCGCCAAGGCATAGACCTTCGCAAATAGCGCTATTTGGGCAACTGCTTACCTTATCGTTTAGCTTTTGAGCAGAAGCCAATCCAAGACCTTGAGAAGCTACGCTCTTACCATCGTAAGTTAAACCGTAGTCACCAACACGAGTCTTTTCTAGCTTGCCGTTTTCACCCAAAAGCTTACCAACGTTGTGATCACGCTTTAGGATTTGTTTAATTTCTCTTAAACGAACTTTTTGTTCAGCGGGAGATAGGTCTAGATAATCTTGAATGCCTTTAGCAAAAGACTTTCCTAGTTCAGTATATTTAGTGGCGGCTTCAATAGGCTTGTTGCGCTCTGCATACATAGCCCATAGACGCATCTTCTTGTTAAAGTAATCGCCTTCTTTAATAGGAATAAAGAAGTCCTTGCGACCATCATCGTATTCTTGATCAATATGCAATAGGTTTGGATTAACTTCTACACGCACAACGCTACCATCGGTTCGTTGTGGCATATTACCCATACCGCCAATTGTTTTCCAACCACTAGATTCATTGGTTAAATAGATACGAGATTGGTCTTTATCTTGGGCAATAAGTCGCTTTTCGTTGTTGACACGTCTAGCGTTTTCTGCGGTAGTAGGGTGATACAAAGTAACTGTACCGTTTTTATTTAAGGGTAAACCCGTACTTGGGTCTTCACCGTGTTTGCCTTCCAGTTTTAAAGAATACTTAACTGGAGTAATAGGTACATCCACTTGTCCTTCTGATAAATATGGAGTAATACCATTTTCTTTGGCATAGGCTTTAGCCATTTGTTTGGCAACTGGTGTAGCTTTCCAATCATCATGCTTTGCCAAAGCTGGGCTAACTTGATTGTTTAATGAAAACTTACGTTTCTCAGCACGGAACAATGGGGTGGAACCAGTACCACCAACACGTTCTACTTTTTCAAAACGCTTTTGTAGCTCATCTTTAATAACTTGCGGAGTAATATCAGCAGACTTGCGTGGAGATGATGGGAAGTTAGCAACTAATTCACCATTTGGTATCAAAGCATTAGTCATTTGATCTAGGGTTTTTCCTAGCATATCTTTAGAGCTTTGTACGTTTAATACGTTACTTGCGTATACAACATCAAATTTCTTATTTAAAGCATCAAAATCGTGGATGCCTTCTCTTTGATTTGTTCCAAACTCATGGGCAGTTACATCGAAACCTTCGCTACGTAAACGAGCGGCATGAACTGCATCTTTACCAGCGCCAAAGTCAAGGATCTTTTTGTCTTTGTCAACATTCTGTTCTACGTAACGAGGCACAATAGCTTGTGCGCTGACTGCGCCAGCCGAACGAGAGGTTTTGTTGGCAATTTCTGTTTCCTCTGGATTAAATGCCAAAGAATACTTGCCTTCTCCTCTATCAAATTTAGTAGGTTTAAGTTCACCCCTTTCAATCTGTCCAAAGATATCTTCAGAATGTTTAAACCCAAGACCACGCATGGCGTTACCCAGTCTCCGGAGGAACTCGTTAAGCCGTGTAAACAATGTGCCTATAAGACCTGCCGGCTTTGCGTTTTTGTCATAGAATTTAAACGCTTCAGCAATAGCTTCTTCTTGGATGTAATCCTGAAAGCCATCCATACTGCCGTGTTCTTGTTCATACACTTCAGCATAGCGGTCATATAAAGATATGCCAGTATTACCGTATGGCACACGCTTCATAAAGCGATCTACCCACTCGGTCTTTGCTTTGTTTTGTAGAATTTGATATTCGCTATCGGTAAATGCACCCATAGCACGTAGAGCGTGGATAGCTTCATGGCGCAGTTCGCTCATTGGTTTTTCTGCGTCCATAGCAATTCTAATGATCTCTCTTGCGTATTCTCCGTTTGCACCGCCATCAGCAATGCTATCTACTACACGTAGAGCTACCTTCTCTAAGCCAAAGCGTTTTAATGCCGCAGTTAAATCTCTAGTTAACTGTGCCCGCTTTTCTTCAATAATTTTTTGTGCAGCTTCTAATTTGGCTTGTGCCTCTGCACGAATCTTTTCTTCTTCTGCCGCCTTTGCTTCAGCTTCTTTCTTTTGGGTCTCAGTAGTCTTGATACCCGCTTTAGCTAGGCGCTCTTCTTCGCCCTCTTTTAGTTCTGAACGGACAACTTGCTTTTCAGTAGCTTTTGTTCCAGCGTTTACTAAAATACCACGAGCTTTACTTAAACCTTTGCGCTCGGTCAGTTCGTTTTTAGCTAATTCCGCATAGCGTTTAGACAGCGGATGTAATTGTCCCCCGGCAGCATCCACTGCGGCATTTTTAATCATACCCCGGAGAGTTTTGTCGTTTAAACCACGTATAGCGTGTTCTTCCGCTGCTTCAAGCGTTGGGAAGCTGACTTGATGACCTGCTGGATCGGTGTAGGTATACATTGTCCGGGCAGCACGACCTTGACCTAGATGCTGACGTTGGATGTTTAAACCTTTAGGCGCTGTAGAAGCGGGAGTAGCTTTGGTTACAGTTCTGTAATAGCTTGGGTTAGACGGATCGGAATCTTTACGTGTGTAATGATTATGACCAATATCGCCTCTGCGCACCATCTCATCTAAAAGACGCTGTGCATCTGCAACTTGTGGATTAAGACCTTTACCCAAGAATGTAGCGTCTTGAATAACTTTTAAGATATCAGGAATGCTTTGCTCACCGTGCTTATCGATCTCTGCATTAACAGCGTTTACGGCATCATGATAATCAGCATCATGCCAATCACTAGCATTAGTACCCTCTTTAAGAATGGTTTTACCTTCTTCTGGGTTTGTGGGTGCTTCTTCTAATGCTTTATTAACCGCAAATCGTTCAACTGGATTAAGGCTATTTAAATGCTCTTTAGCGCTAACTTTTTGTCCGTTTTGATTGCGTGGTGCATCTTGTCCAGTTACACGAGTAATAAAGTCGTTAAAGCCGTCTGTGCCAGTTTCAATACCTTTAGAGTCAGCGGTTTTTAATACTTGCGATGGGGTAACCTTTTCTCCGCCAAACCCCCAGCGATTGGTCAATAATCCGCCTATATATTGTCTGTCGTATCCAGATCTAGCTAAATCTTCAACACTAAATTCTTTTAGGGTCGGTTTACCATGATCTTGTTTACGAATATCATTTACTTTTCTAGAGGCTTTATCACCTAGCAATGGCATTACTTCCCACTGCCCAGTCTCAGTATTCATCCTACCAGTTTCGCTAAAGTTACCAGTAGGATTTTGTAGAACGTCATTAGCTACTGAAGGCGCATGGTTCCTTGGATCAGGCGCTGGCAATAGTTTAGGAGGCTCAGGAGGGGCGGGAGGAGGTGGAGGCTCTTGTCC